GAATATTACTTTGTCATTGCGCTGGCCGGGCAGTCCAACTCGATGTCTTTTGGCGAGGGGCTGCCGCTGCCGGAGACATATGACCGTCCGGACCCGCGTATTAAACAGCTGGCGCGTCGCAGTACGGTGACGCCGGGTGGTGCCGCCTGTAAATATAACGACATCATTCCGGCAGACCACTGTCTGCATGATGTGCAGGATATGAGTAACCTGAATCATCCTCATGCAGACCTGAGTAAGGGACAGTACGGTTGTGTGGGGCATGCTCTGCATGTTGCCAAAAAGCTGCTGCCGTTTATGCCTGCGAATGCGGGTATCCTTCTTGTTCCATGTGGCCGTGGCGATCCGGGATTTACTGCGGGGGCCGAGGGGGCGTTTAACGAAGCGTCGGGAGCGACCGCAGGCTCGTCCCTGTGGGGGGCGGATAAACCGCTGTATCATGACCTGGTCAGCAGAACCCGTGCGGCCCTGAAGAAAAATCCGAAGAACGTGCTGTTATCAGTGATCTGGATGCAGGGAGAAAAAGATGTCAGTTCGGGGAGACATGCAGAACACAATGCGCTTTTCCTTGCCATGGTAAATCAGTTCCGTACGGAACTGGCAGATGTGGCAGAGCAGTGTACTGGCGGGACAACGGCCAGCGTCCCGTGGATTTGCGGTGATACCACGTACTACTGGAAGGAAAGGTATGCAGCGCCGTATGAGGCGGTTTACGGTGGGTATAAAGGCAAAGCTGCGCAGAATATTCACTTTGTGCCGTTGATGACGGATGAGCATGGTGCGAATGTGCCGACAAACGAGCCGTCAGAAGATCCGGACATTATCCCGGCGGGATACTATGGCGCTGCGTCACGCACTGCCAGTAACTGGACGTCAGCCGATCGTAAAACGCACTTCAGTTCATGGGCGCGAAGAGGCCTTGTTTCAGACCGCCTGGCAGGTGCCATTTTGCAGTACGCCGGGCGGACATTATCGTTCCTTACCGGGCAGAGCGCACCGCAGTCGGGTGGTACAACTCCCGGTGATGATGTCAGTCCGGGGACACCGGATGTTGAGAAACCGCAGGATGGCGGTGTTGCTGGTACTGGTCATGATGAGGCCGTGAGCAGTACCAGGACGGTGGCTGAATATGATGCGAACAGTGGAAATGGTGTATGGACAGAGCAGCAGTGGGGGGCTGCCGGTGGCAAAGGCACTGTGACTGATGACGGTGGACGGAAAGCGCTACGACTGGAAAAACAGCCCGGTAAACTGACGTCCTGGAAAATGTTCCGTACTGTTGCAGTGGAGGAGGCAAAAAATCTTCTCAGCAAGGGGGGTGAAATTGCCGTACGGTTCAAAATTCCGGATGGAAGCGAACTGGTGAACGGACAGTTTGTCTTTGGTCTCTACTGGCCGGTGTCGCAGTGGGCGTCAGGCGCGGCAGCAAACAGTATGCTGGCATCATTCTTCCTTCAGACGGATGCATCAAATCTGAATCTTATGCACCACAAGGGCACGTCGAATGCACAACTGGGTACATTTGGTGCGTTTGACCATAACTGGCATACGGTTGTTTTCCGCTTTGCGGGAAATAACAGCGAAAGAGTCGTTCCGGTGATTGATGGTACAGAGCAGACGGCGTTTGACCTTGTGATGTGGACAAATGATGGCTTTACAGCAGATACGCTGACGCTGACAGATATCACGGGGGCAAAAGCGACGTATCCTGTACTGCTTGATACGGTCACAGTCAAAGTTAACGAAAGCCGGGCATCATCATAACCGGCAAAAAAAGCCGCCAGCGGCAGGAACGGAAGCTGGCGGAGGTAATCCCAATGGAGAATGTAAAGAAAAGATGCTTTCGTATATCGGTTTTTTAAATGAAAACAGTTCTCATTGTCAACCATAACGGTAAGAAACTATGACATTTGTTCATCAGGTGATGCTGTACTTCTGTACGGCAGTCTGTGTTATGTATCTTCTTTCGGGTGGGTACAGGGCAGTGCGCGATTTCTGGCGCAGGCAGATTGATAAAAGGGCCGCAGAGAAAATCAGTGCCAGTCAGTCAGCCGGAAGCAAACCTGAAGATCCGCTCATTCCGTAGTCACTTTCTTGACAACACCTTTCAACGAGAAAATCCTATGTCAGAAATAAAATCGCTGGTCACTGCTGAGGCAGTGAAGGAAGTCCTGCGCTCTGAAGAAGTCCGGAGCGCACTGAAACAGCAACTTCGGCAGAACCTTGAGGCGCGTCTTGATGCAGAAGTGGATGCCATTCTGGATGAATTGCTTGGTGCACAGCCGGAACCATCCCCGGAACTGCTTCCGGAACCACAGGCGGAAGATGTCACCACGGAAAATGGTGATATTCAGCCGGAGTCACCGGTGACGGATATGACAGACACACAACCCGAACCGGGCACAATGCTGTAACGGCGGGGCAGGGCCATCAGTAAAACACTGATGGCCTTTTTTATTTCCGGTAGCACAGGTCTGTCGGGGCGGGGATATGTATCAGATGGAAAAAATATCAACGGGCATAGCCTATGGTACTTCTGCGGGCAGTGCGGGTTACTGGTTTCTACAGTGGTTGGATCAGGTTACTCCGTCACAGTGGGCTGCTATCGGGGTTTTGGGGAGCCTGTGTCTGGGGTTCCTGACATACCTGACGAATCTGTATTTCAAGATTAAAGAAGACCGGCGCAAAGCTGCGCGGGGAGAGTAAGCTGATGAGCAGGAAACTCCACTATGGTTTATCGGTAGCCGTTCTGGCGCTGATTGCCACAGGTGCTTCTGCGCCTGAAATCCTCGACCAGTTTCTTGACGAAAAAGAAGGTAACCACACCACGGCATACCGTGATGGTGCGGGGATCTGGACCATCTGCCGTGGTGCCATCATGGTGGATGGCAAACCTGTCGTCCCGGGCATGAAGTTGTCGAAGGAAAAATGCGCTCAGGTTAATGCCATTGAACGTGATAAGGCGCTGGCATGGGTGGAGAAAAACATCAAATTGCCACTGACTGAACCGCAGAAAGCGGGCATCGCGTCATTCTGTCCGTACAACATCGGGCCTTCGAAATGCTTCACCTCAACGTTTTACCGGAAACTGAACGCCGGAGACCGGAAAGGTGCATGTGCTGAAATCCGCCGATGGATATATGACGGCGGCAGGGACTGTCGGAATCGCTCAAATAACTGTTACGGGCAGGTATCGCGGCGTGACCAGGAGAGCGCGCTGGCGTGCTGGGGAATTGACAGATAAGCAGAATATTTTGCTGAAAAATGCGGTTTGCTCACACGGACGGATAACACGAAATCCTGCGAACTGACAAAAACTAAGTGAATAAAAGTAAAAACCCCGTTTGTTGGCTGCAAGCGGGGTTTTGTGTTTCTGACCTTGGATAAGGCAAGGGAGAACATGGAAAAGTATAAACGAATTCTGTTGAGGTTGACTATGAAAAACGGCCTTGAACTGAAAGCGCCTGTAACTGATGACATCAGCAGAGCACTGGCTTTTGCCATTAAGTGGGTGGCGGTCGGTGTTGCTGTGTCCCCGATGCTGTATGGGCTGGCAAAACTGGTCATTGCGTTGAAATCGTGAAGGGAGGATTAAGCATGTCAGACAAACTCATAACGCTGGCGAAGATCCTCTGTGTAATTGTCGGCATTTCATTTTCACTAATGCTGGTTGCTCTTTTTCTTTCCATGGCCTGGATGATGTTGTCTTCGTCGGGGCTGCTGGGGTGAACATAAACCGAATGCTTTCCGCGTTTATCGTTATTCTGCTGGTGGCCTGTGGTGCGCTGTGGATGGCAACAGACCATTACCGTGATAACGCGATTACCTACAAAGCGCAGCGCGATAACAAAGCCAGTGAACTGAAGCTGGCGAACGCAACCATTACTGATATGCAGGTGCGCCAGCGCGATGTTGCTGCGCTCGATGCAAAATACTCGAGGGAATTAGCCGATGCGAGAGCTGAAAATGAAACTCTTCGCGCTGACGTTGCCGCTGGTCGTAAGCGCCTGCGGATCAACGCCACCTGTCCAGGCTCCGTGCGTGAAGCCCCCACCACCTCCGGCGTGGATAATGCAACCGGCCCCAGACTGGCAGACGCCGCTGAACGGGATTATTTCATCCTCAGAGAACGGTTGATGACAATGCAGAAGCAGCTGGAAGGGGCACAGCTATACATTCGTGAGCAATGCCTCAGATAAAAACCGGCCAAGGATAATCCGCTGAAGATTTGCCGGTGGCTAAAGGGGCCAAGCCACCAATTTACGTAATTAGCCACAGAGATACAATATTTTAGTTTACTTATGTATTTCTGAAGCATGTCTTTGCGCAGTATCGTCGCCGTATTCCCACATGAACAGAGACCGCAGCCCTACCGGGAGACTCCTCTGCGCGAGTGTGCGGGGATAATCAAAAACGATACACACCGGGGTTTACCGCGTTAACGGAGCGCGGCGTTGTCCCCTCATGGTCGCTGGTCCGGTGCGATGGTGGAAGAAACCGGACGATGTGTTACCTCGCAAGCTCTGTTATGTCATGTGTCTGATTTGTGATTTAAGTCGGATAATTGTCGTTGCCATTAAACAGAGGATTGATGACCGACAGGGTGGCATTGTTAGAATAAGACTTATTCTTATCTGTGCCGGGAATGAAAATGAAAAGAAATCTTCCGTTAATTATTTTGTTGTCTTCTCTGGTTATGGGCTGTACGCAACATAAAACAGATATGCCCCGACAGTTGGTTAAGGCATTACCACAATATCCGGCCTATGCAGCGGCAAATTATATAAAGGGACGGGTTGATGTGAAGTTTGATATTGGTGCTGATGGTACTGTCACCCGAATTGAGTTTATCCGTTCAGAGCCGCACCATTTGTTTGATGAGCAGGTTGTAAAGGCGATGGCAAAATGGCGATTTGAGAAGGACAGGCCGTGTAAAGGCGTGAAGAAAACGTTTATCTTTAGTCCTTCTGCACCCTGATTATTTCATCAGAAATTAATTATCACTCTGTTGTTATTCTGTACATCCCGGCAGGGTAAGTCTTGTTCCGTCGGATATGAAGATGAAATATTGTTGGAGGACAGTGGGTACCTGCTCCTGTAACCGAACGTTCATTTCTCGTTATTTTTCATGCTGGCCGGGCGCAGATGCGTTGCATCTGTTGCCAGCCTTCTCCTGCAGGCTTCAATAACCCACGCTGAAAAGTTACCGGACCCTTTATGCTCAAGGGCGATGCTGATCTGTTCAATCATGTGATTGGGGAAACGGATATTGCGGGTTGTGGTTCTGCGGGTCCGGTTTTTCGATGACATATTTATTTCCTTTACTGATTGCCATATGACGGGGATTTTACATGGCTCAGCTTCGTACACTCCAGAGCAGAATCAAAACACTGAATACCCGACGGGTGAATATTCTGAAGGGGGAGCAGCGTCGTGTCAGTGGCAGTGCACGTGTTTCCCTCAAGCGTCATATCTGGCTGAGGGACGCCGGGCAGTGCTGTATCTGTGGTCGTGTGGTTGACCTCTGTGACAGTGAACTTGATCACCGAATTGCACTTCAGTTCGGTGGTGGTAATGAGGAGACGAATCTCTGGACGCTCTGTACCGAATGCCATCGACAAAAGTCTGCTCGTGAAGCGGCGGGTGGTATGCCGGACCCGACGCTGCCGGAGGTGTCCGGAGGTAGTGGCAGAGCGGACGACATCATCGGACTGTAACCCGACCCGGGGGGGGGGATCATCCGGCGTAAAAAACGATCGCTTTGGACACCGCGCCCCCTCTCACGCAGAGAAAAAATTCCCGTTTCAGGGCAGTTAACATGTTAACTGGCTGCCCGGGCATTTTTGCGGTTTTTATCTTTATTATTCAGTTTGTTGTGCGGAAAAAATGTTAACTGGCTTTTTCAGCAAATGTTAACCAGGCAGCAGTTAACATTTGCGGCATGAGACGCCGGGAAAAATGGGCTGAACCATACCCGGCTGAGTGCGTTCTGGACCCGGGAGGAGGCTGTGCTGACAACGCAAAAACGAAAATTTGCGCTGGCGCTCATGTCCGGGAAAAACAAAACAGCGTCAGCCATTGCCGCCGGTTATTCGGCGAAGACCGCCAGGGTTAAAGGCTCGCAGCTGGCAAAAGATCCGGAGGTGCTTGCGTTTATAGCCCGTAAACAATGCGAGACGGTGGAGGTGGATGAGGTTCCTGTTTACCGGCAGAAAAAATCAGAGCAGGAGGATAAACCCCGTCGCCGTGAGGCGGCTGCAATACCACAGCCGGACGAAAACAATCCGGAGATGCCACCGTCCGCGGTGATGTCTCCTGGTATTGAATATATGGAGGATGGTCTTCCCGATCCGGTGAAAGCCATGGGGCGGATCCTGGTGGAAAACCTCTGCATTGATCCGAAACTGGCACTGGATGCGGCCTGGCGTCTGGCGCAGTTCACGCACCATAAAAAAGGGGATACCGGGAAAAAATCGGCAAAAGGTGATGCCGCGAAAAAAGCGGCTAACCGTTTTGCGGTGCCACCGCCACCCAGACTGGTGGTGAATAACGATAATGAGGGCAACGGATGATACCTGTATGGAGCACAGCCTGCCCGGACTGGGCAGAGCGCCTGAAAAAGGGGCTGTCGATTATTCCGGATCCGATTTATCCGGACGAGGCCGCACATGCCCTGGCGATTTTTAAACAACTGCGGATTGTGGATGCACCTGGTAGCCCGACGTTCGGGGAGTCCTGTGCACGGTGGGTGTTTGACCTGGTGGCGGCCCTGTTTGGCTCCTACGATGCGCAGACCGGTGTACGCCATATCAAGGAAGTTTTTATCCTTATCCCCAAGAAAAACTCGAAGTCCACGCTGGCCGCGGGGATCATGATGACGGCGCTGTTACTGAACTGGCGGCAGGCGGCGGGTTACACGATTCTGGCCCCGACTGTGGAGGTGGCGGCCAACGCCTTCAACCCTGCCCGGGATATGGTACGACGTGACGATGATCTGGATGACCTCTGCCAGGTACAGACCCATATCCGGACCATCACCCACAGGGTGACAGACACCACCCTGAAGGTGGTGGCAGCCGATCCGAATACGGTGTCCGGTATCAAGTCCGTGGGTACGCTGATTGATGAGTTGTGGCTGTTTGGCAAGCAGTGCAAGGCGGAGGACATGTTACGTGAAGCCATAGGCGGCCTTGCCTCCCGCCCGGAAGGGTTTGTGGTGTATACGACCACCCAGTCGAATGAACCGCCCGCCGGGGTGTTCAGACAGAAACTGCAGTACGCCCGGGATGTGCGCGACGGCAAAATTCATGATCCGCACTTTCTGCCGGTGATATTTGAACACCCTCCTGAAATGGTGGAAAGCGGGACTCACCTGCTGATGGAAAACCTCGCCATGGTCAATCCGAATCTCGGCTATTCAGTGGATGAGGCCTTTCTGTACCGGGAGTACCGTAAAGCCCGGGAAGCCGGTGAAGAGACATTCCGGGGGTTCATGTCAAAACACGCCAATGTGGAAATTGGTCTTGCCCTGCGCTCTGACCGCTGGGCGGGGGCTGATTTCTGGGAAGAGCAGGGCCGTTGTATCAGCCTGGACGATATCCTGCGTCGTGCTGATGTGGTGACGGTGGGGATTGACGGCGGAGGGCTGGATGATCTGCTGGGGATGTATGTGATTGGGCGTGACCGGGAGACCCGCGAATGGCTGGGCTGGGGCCATGCCTGGGCGCATGAAACCGCGGTGGTCCGACGGAAGAGCGAGGCGTCCCGGTTTCAGGATCTTGTTGCCTGTGGAGATATGACCATTGTCCGGCGTGTCGGGGATGACACGGCGGAAGTGGCGGAATATGTGCGTCGCATTCATGAGGCTGAGTTACTGGACCATATCGGTATTGACCCGTCAGGGGTGGGGCAGATTCTGGATTCACTGGCGGAAGCCGGGATCCCCGACGGAATTGTGGTGGGGATAAGCCAGGGCTGGAAACTGGGCGGGGCCATTAAAACCACCGAGCGCAAACTGGCTGAAGGGGTGCTGGTGCATGGTGACCAGCCCCTGATGGCCTGGTGTGTCGGCAATGCCCGGGTGGAGCCTAAAGGTAACGCCATTCTTATCACCAAACAGGCCAGTGGACGGGGAAAAATTGACCCGCTGATGGCGCTGTTCAATGCGGTCTCCCTGATGTCCCTTAACCCGGAACCGAAAAAGAAAGAATATGCGGTTTTTTTCATATAACCCTGTTCACACTGTAACCATCACGAACCGCTCCGGCGGTTTTTTTATTTTCAGGAGGCTGATGTGACTCTTAAACGGGCCTGTTCCCTGCTGACGGTGAAATCCTTCAGTGAGGATGAACGGGTGATCACCGGGATTGCGTCAACGCCTTCTCCGGATCGGGATGGTGACATCCTGGAGCCGGAGGGCGCGGAGTTTGGCAGTGCGATCCCGTTTCTCTGGCAGCATGACCATTCCCGCCCGGTGGGGCAGTGTACGGTGCGCCGGGTCAGCGAAGGGCTGGAAATCACGGCAACACTGGTGAAGCCCGTACCGGATATGCCGTCGCAACTGGCTGCCCGGCTGGATGAGGTCTGGGCGGCCATTAAGACCGGGCTGGTCAGGGGGCTGTCCGTGGGCTTCCGTCCCCATGAATACACCTTTCTGGACGGAGGCGGACTGCATTTTCTGCGCTGGGAACTGATGGAGGTGTCTGCCGTCACCGTGCCCGCGAATGCGGAATGCACCATCCGGACCATTAAATCTTACGACCGCCCGTTTTCTGCCGCGTCCGGCAACCGGAAACCGGTGGTGAAAATCGCATCTTCTGCCGGCGCTGCGGCACAGTCAACAACCGTTTTTCATAAGGAAAAGACCATAATGAATATTGGCGAACAGATTAAAAGTTTTGAAAACAAGCGTGCAGCGCTGGCAGCCTCCCTTGAGGAGGTCATGACCAAAGCCGCAGAGGAAGGGCGCACGCTGGATGTGGAGGAGGAAGAGCATTACGACAACACCGCAGCGGAAATCCGTCAGGTGGATGCGCACCTGAAGCGCCTGCGTGAACTGGAAGCCGGTAAGGCCGCCACGGCGCAGCCGGTGAAACAGGCCGGTAACGGGAATGTGGCCGCGGTGGCTTCTGCGCCGGTGATCCGTGTGGAGCAGAAACTGGATAAGGGGATTGGCTTCGCCCGCTTTGCCAAATCGCTGGCTGCGGCTAAAGGCGTCCGATCTGAAGCCCTGGAAGTGGCCCGTCGTCAGTATCCGGATGACAGTCGTCTGCATCATGTCCTGAAATCGGCAGTGGGCGCGGGGACCACCACGGATCCGCAGTGGGCAGGCAGCCTGTCTGAATATCAGGAATACGCACAGGACTTTATTGATTACCTGCGTCCGCAGACCATTATCGGGCGATTTGGTCAGGGCGGGATCCCTGCACTTCGTCAGGTGCCGTTCAATATCCGTGTGCACGCCCAGGTGTCCGGCGGTGCTGCCGGCTGGGTGGGTGAGGGTAAGGCAAAACCCCTGACGAAGTTTGATTTTGAATCCATCACCTTCAGTCATGCGAAGGTGTCGGCCATTGCGGTACTGACGGAAGAATTGATCCGTTTTTCCAGTCCGGCTGCTGATGCACTGGTCCGTAATGCGCTGGCGGAAGCGGTGGTGGCGCGTCTGGATACAGACTTTGTGGACCCGAAAAAAGCCGCAGTGGCAGATGTCTCCC